CTTGATTATGGTACAGGTCGCCGTGGTACATGTTCAAACATGGAACCACCAGAAATTCTTCAACTTGGTGGAACGCCACTGAATGAGGCAGTGATCTCAGCATTCAAAGTTATTCCGAAGTTCAAGGCAGAAAACAAACTTGAAATTGTGAATAGTGTGTTTCTGACTGACGGTGAAGGTTCTACAATCTATGGCCGTATCGATGCTATCGAGGGTGAACGTTACGAATGTTCTTCAGTTGATACTAACTATAAAATGAGAAGTTTCTTCCGTGATCCGACCACTAAAGCATCAGTTGAAGTGATTGAGTGTTCTGGATATGGTCCACGTGGCGCGGCTCAAACTACTGCACTTCTGAAACTACTGAAACAGCGTACAGATGCAAACGTGATTGGTTTCTATGTTGCGAGAATACGTGATGTTCGTCACGCACTTGTAATGTATTCACCGAAGTCGGAAGAAAGTAAAATTGATCACCGTGTGGCAGAGTTCCGTAAGAACAACTTTACGTATCTAAATAACGTTGGATACGATGAATATTACTTTATTCGTTCAGATAAACTGGACACTGATGAAGATGATGAATTCGAAGTTACTTCAACAACAACCCGTGGGCTTGTTTCTGCTTTCTCAAAGTACACAAGCAACCGTGTTTCAAATCGTATCGTGTTGAACCGCTTCATTAACTTGATTGCATAATATGATTAGTATTTTAACTGATGTTCTCTCTGAGGACTTCATTCAACAACTCCTAGCATGGAACGAGGAGACAAAGGCTGGTGATGTTTGGGCATCAAACCAGACGAAATGGGTGGATGTCCTGAAGTATGCCACAGGAGGCACGATACTTTCGAGGGCGCTTCCGGACGAATGGAAGAATCCAATTTACTATGAGTTAGTAAACCGTGGTAAATTGGATTATCTTCCATATTCTTCAGCCGCCATTTTCTACATGGGCTTTCCGACCTCTTGTGTGAACTGGCATCCAGATTACGCAGACTATGATGCTATGTCAATTTATCTCAATAAAGAATGGGACTCTAATTGGGGTGGTTGGTTTGCATGGACAGAGGAGAATAAGGGCAGAGATGATTATGGTATTAATCCAAAACAAGGGCAGTTCTATTCTCCGCAGTACAACACAGCCATTCACTCAACAGAAAGAGAATGGCACTCTACGACACCGATTTCAACAACGGCGCCTCTGAGATTGTCTATCCAGCTTTTCTTCTCTAAGAAGCCATGACGGTTCAGAAAAAGCAATTCAAAGCCGCACTTATCAAGTACCGTCAATCTGAGATGGAGAGTGCAGTCTGGTTCTGGATTAATCCGGGTTCCGGAGCACCACTCTCACCGAAGTTTGAAACACAAGAAGAAGCCGAATTTTGGTTCGAGAGTGTTGTCTCTATACACGAAGAAACGTATGATTTAATTGACCGCATTAAAAACGGCAAGTTCTACACGTTAAAAGGTAGAATTGACGTTGGTGATGTTATTTCTTCCAAAAAAGCAAACGAATGCCCCTTTACAATGCACCTGAAAGATGATATACTCCAGTTAGAAATTCTTGCGACATCCTTTAAACATGCTAAGGAGCGTGCTGAAGAATACTTTGAAATTCTCGAATGGATAGATTAATGAATAATTTTACACTACTTGTCTTGCTACTCATCGGTATCGGAGTGTTTGTCTTTGGACCGCTTATCACTATCTGGTCACTCAACACAATCTTTTCCCTATCGATTGCGTATGAACTCGAAACATGGTTTGCAACTGTCTGGCTTTTAATGGTTACATTTGGTAGTCTGGCTTCTACAATCAAAACAAAAAAATGATCTCAAAAAAAACAATCGAGATATTCGAGAGTGCTAATCGTGATTATCCGAAAGAAAATACGATCTACACTCCAGAACAAATGAAGTATGGTTACACACAAAAAGTAATTGAACTTACACTGAGGAAAGCAGAGAGTGCTGTGGAGAGAGCCGACCTAAGGGGAAAGACATATACGACCTACGATAAGGGAATAATGGACTTCTGTAGAAGCCAAATAAAAAAAGAGATTGAAAGCATACTGAATGAACCTAGCTGAATACTTCAAAGAGAACCGATATAAAGCGAGTTTCGAGATGGGTGAGCGAGTTTCCGGACGGAGCGAAGGTATACCCTTTATTGGTACAGTGGGGAACGACACAGAAATTTCTAAGGAAGAAGGACCGAGAGTGACAGTGCATCTCGACCTTCCGTTTCCAAAGACTGGAAGCACCATTCTTTTCGTAAAGCCAAACACCATAAAGAGATTGAAAAGCTATGACTAAAAGATGGAGTATCACCTTCCCCGGAGAGTTTGGGCAAGATGTTGTAGAGACATTCACAGAGGAACAGATACTGAAGTCCTACTATACGTACTGGTCAACTAAGATGATTGAGAATGGTAAAGGTGACGATATATCAAAAGAGAAGTGCATCGAAGACTGGTGCGTAGTCCATTGGGCGTGGGAAAATTCGAAAACCGTGTAGGGGGTCCGGAGAAAATCCGAGAGGAGAAGAAAACTTGAAAATGTGCTTCCGGCCCCAGAAAATAAATTTAGGGAAAAAAGAGTTTGGGCCATAGCACAAAATTACTTACATAGTATTACCTTTAAGGTACAGTGGTCCAGATTTTTAAGCAGGCGCCAAGCCAAAAAAAGGACGCCGAAGCGCCCTTCCCACCAACTGGTGTCCAACCTTTAACCTGGTCTCCAGTACACCAGGTCCAGCAACACAACCACCACACCCAACACCAGCACCACCTTGAATGCAAGGTCTTCCCACTTGTTTTCTGAAAACATACTCATTACTCCTTACTTGTTTGCGTTAATGTAAACCAAGGTACTCATAACCTCTTTTTTAGCCTTGGGGCTGAGGTGGCAGAGTGTACCAATGAGACCCTCAAGGTAGCCAACGGTGTAAGAGTTGGCGGCGTGGAGTTCCTCGCCACGGGCGAATTGGCGGTCCTGAATGGCAGCCACCAGTGCCTTGGCCAAGTCTTGATTTGTCATTTTGTTTCCTTTCAAATTCAACATGGAATGGATTATGGCGGATGGGCGTGAAAATGGCAACCTAGTACCTTAGTTCTCCAGCCAGAGGGAGGGTCAATCCAGGAGAACCATATATTCTCGGGCATAATGACGGCGAAACCAATCCAGCCCCTTTTGCATTCTCTTATAATCACCGACCATTTGGCAACCCATAATGGTATCATATACTGCCACAGCCTCTGGAGATAATGTAATTGATTCTCCAGAGAATGGATTGGTTACCACCTCATTTTCGGTTCCAACCATGCATTCGAATGGGAGTTTGATTTTGGACATAATGTTTCCTTTCAGTTTAAACGGATGCCATCATAATGGCGGGATACTTTACAAAACCAGTGGTATCTTTTTTGGCTTTGCCTTTGGCATATAAGCCGATAACGGAGCCTTTTGGATCCAGAAAACGGAGGTCCGACTCATCGCCATTAAATACTGGCATACTCAGATAATCAGCCGGCATTGGGAGGGTCTTTTTAATACCAAACACCACGGCTACATTATAACCTTGGGCAATAGCCTTTTCAACGTCCGAATCATTACCATCGGCGGCTGAGAATGTCAGGTGATAATTGGGATAATCGGCAATTTTACGTCCGAGAATCTTGGTATAATCGTAGAATTGAATTTCAGGGAATGCCATGAAAATGTTTTTATATTCCACGCCATTACGGATGGCGGCATACTTTTCAAAGGCTAGGTCCGAAGTGCCATTAAGGCGAATCACTGGAACCATATTGATTTTAGCCGATTGTTTAATAGCCAATTCAATATCCTTGACCAGCCATTCCATAAAACCGGTGCGAGCCTCGAAAAACATTTGGGTTTTGCGGATTCGAGCCTGCTGGATAATGTTGGTGGTTTCACCTTTTTTGAACATACCGCCACGGCCAGCAAGGTTCAGGCAGGCAGCCGTGCAACCTTTGGTCCGTTTGGCGCAGGTCTCAAAACCGGACAGGTCGGCTGGAGCGAGGTGCAGGATGTAGGTATTGTAACCCTGAGCCAGGCCTTTGAGGACCTTAGGGTTACCAGTGGAGAGTAAATTCATTTTTTGACCTTTGCTTGATTTGATGGTTGGATTATACCAGAACCAGAGGAAATGGCAACCATCCGTGGAATAGTTGACCGGCTGGCTGGGTTATTGTACGCCATGATACCGCAGGAGGGACCGACCTTGGTACCGTACATGGGAGAGGAGCCGCCCACCCATTACATTTTCAGGTCGGACCAAGCCTTGGGAAGGATGCAACCAAAGCACCGTTCCATCGGCATACACCTGGAAAATAGCCTCTTGACCATGGTACACCTCGGCGTAGAATCCGCCACGGGCTTTCCGGAGGTAGGAGCGGCAGTGCCGGAGGACTATATGGGGCTGGTACATTTTGCAACCTTTTCAATTTACTATGGAATGGATTGTACCAGAACCAGCGAGAATGGCAACCATCCTTTGGATACTTGACCGGATTGGTCAACCTTTGGCATGGGAGAGACCAACATTCCGAAGGGTGGCAGCCTTGGCTCCAAGGTTGGCGACCGAATACTTGGCACCAGCCGACCAAGTCCGTTCCGACCTACGGGGGCGGGCAGGCTTGCAAATGGTAACCAATACACCGTCCAGCAGGTATTGGGCTTGGACCTTGCGGTCGGTTGGTTGAATTGATTTTATCATGGAATGGATTGTACCAGAACCAGCGAGAATGGCAACCAATAGTTGACCGGAAGAATGGAGAACTATTGTGCTATATTGCCATTCTGGCCTGCTATGATATAATAACATCATTGTAAACGAAACGAAAGTGAAAAATGAAAGTAGTACAAACGTATTCAAGTGTGGAATGTAATGAGTATTCTGTATTCAATTCTGACAATGTTCAGGTTGCATACTATATTGAACACTATGTTCACCCAATTGATGAAGAAGTATTAGAAACCCCGGTCTTCGAGATATATTATGATTACAATGAAGAAGACGATGAATACGAAAGTTCTCTTATTTCTGAGAATTTTGACGATATTCAGGAAATAATCGATTCGTTCTAATCTAATAACCCAGCAACGGGCTGGGTTATCTCTTGCCTTCCCTGCTGGTTCTGGTATAATTGGTACCATGATTCGAAGCGGAAGGCGGGGTGGACGTGGAGGCTGGGCGTCATAATAATAACCCAGCACTCCGGTCAAGTATATCCAAAATGGTTGCCAAACCTGCTGGAACCTGTAGAATCCAAGACATGATGAACACAAAAACCTACACTGTAGAACACCACGACAAAACCATGGACTTCCATGTGATCCGCTGGTCCCCATTGTCCAACGGTGTCCACACTGGCGAGTCCGTAGAACGGTTCCAATGTGAGGATGAGGCCATGGAAGTGGCTCGAATCCTGAACCAAGCCGAGGAACTGAGCCTGTACCTGGACCAGTCCTGCGAATTTGATAGTTGACCATTCCGGTCAAGTATTGGTTGACAATACTACCGGAACCTGTATAATCCAATCCATATTGTGAAAGAAAAGGAAAGAAAATGTCCCGTTTAATATCTGAGCGCACCGCCCATGCATGGTTTGATGAGATGCTGGACGACTGTGAAGGTCCGGTGGAACTGTGCGGAATGACCTATTCCGCTTCCGAGGTCCTGCGTGAGGTCGACCCGGTAGCCTATCGGTGCGGTTTTAACGACTACGTGGATTCCTTGACCGAGGAAGACGTTTTCGTGGAAGGTCTCACCGAGGATGAGATGGAGACCGAGGATGAGGATGACGGTCAGCCGGACGAAGCCCAAGAGTGGGCGGATTTTGATGCTGATTGTTGACCTGTCCGGTCAAGTATTGGTTGCCAGAACCTGCTGGTTCTGGTATAATCGATACCATATTCAAAAGCACCTCTCCCGGTGGTGTTTTTCAACATGGTATTGCAATTGAAAGGAAAATTATGATTGAAGTGAAGTTTGTCGGTGGTAAATACGTTGCCAACATCAATGGCAAGGTGGTCAAGCGTGCCAAAAAGGAACACATGGACTATGTGATCCGCAAGGCTACAGGTGCCACCGGTGGTGCTCCTGTCAATGTCAAGGAGTCCCGCTTCACCATCAACCAGCGGTTCGGCTTTGTCTCCGACATGGTCGCCATGTTGGTGAAAGGTGACCAGTCCTCGGTGGTTGTATCTGGTCCCGGTGGTCTCGGCAAGTCCCATACCGTCACCAAGGCACTGAATGATGCCGGCATGAAGGATGTCACCCTCCTGGATGAATTCGAGGTCGGTGGCAAAATCAACACCACCAAGTCCTACCGTGTTATCAAGGGCTACTCCACTCCAAAGGGCCTGTACCGTACACTGTATGAAAACAAGGACGGCGTGGTTGTTTTTGACGACTGCGACTCGGTGCTGAAGGATCCAGTGTCTCTGAACCTGCTCAAAGGTGCTCTGGACTCCTACTCCCGCCGTGTCATCTCATGGCGTGCCGACATGAAGGATGACGAACTCCCACAATCCTTTGAATTCAAAGGCCGGGTGGTGTTTATCTCTAACCTGTCCTCTGATTCGATGGACCAAGCCATCATCACCCGTTCGATGGCTGTTGACCTGACAATGACAACGGAGCAAAAAGTGGAGCGTATGCGCCACCTGGTGTCCCTCCCAGAGTTTATGCCTGAGTATTCGAAGACAGAAAAGTCCGATGCACTGGACCTGATTGACAACCTCCAAGATGAGGTGAAAGAGTTGTCACTCCGTACACTCATCCAGACCACTAAAATCCGCAAGTCTGCTGGTGCCAAGTGGAAAGACCTTGCAGAATACACCATCTGCGGTTGATTTTTACTATAAAGGAATGATTATGACAAACACTCAAGCATTTGGTTGGAAGTATATGGTGAATTGGTTGGCTCGGAGAGAGCATAAAATTCCTGATATTACATTCACCGCCCGCACCACACACAAAATGAAAGCGACTAATGAGCAAATTTAAAGACTTGATTATCGATATCGAATCGTGCATCACCAATGGTGATACGTTTGAGGACATTATTCAATTCGTTATGACCTCCACTGGATGTGACGAAAAGACAGCCACGGACCTGGTGTTCGAGGTCGAGGGCAACCTGTGCATGGAGGAGGAACGGAACTATTATGAGGACCAAATAGTGCTGATTGAAGGATTCTCCGAAGAGGAGTGATGTTGCGTAGATGAGACACCTGGTGGTTGCCAGGTGGTCTTTTTTAGAGTACAATGGATCCATTGGTTCGAACAGCAAGACTGGGGGTGGACGTAGAGGCTGCCTGATGGTTTTCCAATGGGCATCCAGCACCACTCTGAGACATTCTGAGACCCACACAGAGCAAAACATTCCAAACCGTGCTGGAACCCACTGGAACCCATTGGAACGTGCGGAAACGTGCTGTCACCTCTGAGACACTCTGTGAAATTTTCAGGCGTTGGCAGCCAGCAACTAAGACTAAATAGCAACCCAACACTTCCGACACACCGCGACACATCCAGCGACCTACTGACTGACTGGTCAGTTATTAAGGTCCTCAAAGATATCCACAACTTATCCACAACTTATCCACACACTTATCCACAGTCTCTTTTATACAACAGACGAAGTTTTCCGCAAAATATTCCATTGCCATTCCTACCAGTACCGCTATAATACCATCCATGACACAAACAAACACACCCAAACAATTCATTCAAGTCTCCGCACATAAGGACTCCAATAACTTTGCTCACTGGAGCAACCTGAGCCTAATGGCAAGCATGGGTCTGAATGCTGAACAAGCCCTCCGCCGTCTCCAGGCTATGGCTGATAACTATGCACTGAACGGATACACCATCGAATGGATTCGGAATGATTTTGATTCGTTTGATGAAGAAATGTATGGAGATTTATTCAATGTATAAAGTTTCAAAACAAAACTATTTTCCCACTCTGAATTCTGCATTAGAATCAGAAGGATTATTGGAATCTTGGGAACTTAACTTCCCTCCGCTCTCTTACGATTCTTCTTTCTCATATACTTTTGATGATGGTTCAAAGCACGGTCATTATGTTTCTCTCTATCGGGATTCTGATGGTCGTTATGAGCGCCCTGTTCATTATAAGCGGTAATTATGTTTGATTTTTTTGGCTTTATACTTAATATACTTAAAGCGGTTTTCATTTTTCTTTTTGTATTCATGTGGACAATCTTTATAATTCCCATATTTTACCATTTATTCAAATTCTTATTTCTCAATACTTGACCGGACGGATGGAGAACTTTTCTAGTAGGTTGCCATTCTCTACGGAACCTGTATAATTCTCTCTATTGAAACACAACAAGGACTTTTTTATGAAACAATACTCTGTTTATTTTGACGGTTCATTCATTGAAGCTACTGGTTATTTTGAATCAGTTTCCAAGGTTCGTGCATTCTTGAAACTCCGTTATTCTAATACTAACGGAATGACATTTCAAGCGGTTTATCCTGCTCTTGAACAAACTGTTTATGAGGTTTAATATGAAAATTACTACTGCGATTTCTATCCTCGAAAAGGAACGGAACTTTCTCTCTATTGGTTTTCTTGAAGTCTTACAGGACATTCAGAAACATGGTCGTATGGTCTATTCTGAAAAGACTATGGAAGCGTTTTCTGTCTTTATGGACGAAGGTGCTAAACTCTTTGCAACCGTTGATGAAAATGAGGAAGAATAATGTTTGTTATATCTGAAAAATTTGGTTTTCTCTATGAAGTATTCTATTCTGGTACTTTTCTTGAAGCATTCTATACTCTCTCTGATGCTGAAGAATATGTAAACTTCACTAAATTTGAAATGGAGAATTATTATGGCGCATGAAGTTTTCCGTTTCTGGTCACGGAGAGATACTGCCGCAGTGTTCACTAACATACCAGTTCATCTCCTGGATGAGTTTCGGTCCTATTACCCCGGTAAATACAAAATCCGTTACCGTGGTCCACGTTCCCATCGGAGGAATGATTCTTGGATGAACCGTGCATCATATTGTCTCATGAAGGATGCAAAAACATTCTCGGCTTACCGTTATTAATAGGAGTATATAAAATGAACGAACGAATTCTAGAACTTGCTGATAAGGCTGTTGAAGACATGCCCTCTGGTCCTTGGAACATTCCTGATGAATTTTGCAAAAAATTCGCCGAGTTGATTGTTCGGGAATGTGTCAATGTTGTTAGTAAAGCAACTGCTAGTCCAACTGGATATCAGGCTCTTATGAAACATTTTGGAGTTGAAGAATGAATGAAATAATGAAAGAACTTTCAAATATTGCATACATGAACCACATGGAGAGGAATCCACATTCTTCTTTTGGTCGCCGATACGATTATGATAAAGAGTTCGCCGAGTTAATTCTCAAAGAAACTATCTCCGTCCTACAAAAACGGTTCATGGGTGATTTGAACCGTGAGGACATGGAAGTCCGTAGGTGTATTGCAGACGTAAAAAAACATTTTGGGATTGAATGATGGACGAACAAACTAAAGAATATTTTGATTATCTCGTTGCACTACGGGATTCTGGTGCCACCAATATGTGGGGTGCGGCACCGTATCTGGAAACTGAATTCGGTATTTCTCGCACCGAAGCTAGGAAGGTTCTGGTTGCATGGATTGAATCATTCAATAAATGAGAACTTCTAGCTGACTTGCCAAGTACCAAGGACTCTGGTACAATAGACACACAAACACTTGAAAAGGAAATCTCATGGGTACACGTTCACTCACTTTTGTTTATACCGACCATTATGGCTCTACCACTGGTCCTGAGCCTATTATCAATATGTACCGCCAGTTTGACGGCTACCCAACTGGTCATGGCTCCGAACTATCCGCATTCTTGAATCAGTTTGAAGCCATCACCAATGGTATTCCTGTTGGTGATACACGGAAACTGGCTAATGGCATGGGTTGCTTAGCCGCCCAATTGGTAGCACATTTTAAAGTTGGTGCTGGTGGTTTCTATCTCTACCCAGTTTCATCCGATGATTGTGGTCAAGAATATGAATACCACATTTACTCCGACCGTATCACCGTTTTTGGTTGGGAACGTGAGCACCTGTTTACTGGTCCATGGGTTCAATTCACTAAATTTTGCACTGAAAAGGAGAATGCATAATGCCGTACGTAAACACCTATGTTGATTCTGAGGATATTCTTGATGAACTCTCTGATGATGAACTTATTACCGAACTGGAAAAACGGGGTAAGGACTATAATCTAAATTTTGTTGATGGTGATAAAATGAAAGAGGTTCTCCAGTCACTCTATGAAAAGCGTAGGATTGGTAACGATTATCAATCTGAACTAGACCAATTGATTTACGGCATTCTCGGTAAAGTTATTTAAAGGAGTATATTATGGATGATTTTGATTTTGAAGATGGTCCGATTGTCATTTCATATGATAATGTGATGAGGGCGAAGGACTTTCTACCCATTACCCGTACACTGGCAATGGACCTCTCTGAGTCTGGTTATATTCGACCAGGTGATTTTCTAAAGGCACTCACGGATTCGGATGTAGATGCACTTCTAAAAATTGCCGATAATGAGGAAAACCCACGCCTTTCGGAAATTCTATTGATTTCGGAGATGCTAGCCACCGGTGAAGGCCTCGAACAATCACAAGACTCCGATGGGATTACACTCCGTATGAATTCATTCTGTGGTTTCCTTGCTATTGAAGGACTCTCCCGTAAAGGGTTAGTGAAGGTTTACCATGAGAATATCTCATTTGGCGAAGATTTTGGAAATAAAATTATTGTGGAAAAACTATGACTGTACCTGTAGAACGTACTAGTGCGGTGATTCGAACTGAAAAGTTTCTTATCTCACTACTTGATCCAAAGAAAACACCACGTGTGCCTCTATCCGTTCGGAGGGATGCAAAGTCACTGCTCCGTCATTATCCATCGGAGTTTGATATGAATACGATTGCCGACCGTGAGGATGGTGTTGGTAACAAGATGTGTATTCACAAGATTTTTGGTAAGGATTATAAATGAGATTTTTTCTTGATACTGAATTTAATGGCTTTGGTGGTAAACTAATGTCGATGGCTCTGGTGCCAGAGAATGATTCTAAACCCGAATTCTATGTGGAACTGGAGATGAATGACCAGCTGGACCCATGGGTGCGCGAGAATGTGGTGCCTCACCTTTTTCAGCCTCCGGTTACTCGGCAAGAGTTTCAACTCTCATTCTCAAGGTACCTCCTGAATATTGAATATGACGAAATCATAATCGTTGCAGATTGGCCAGATGATATTCGATATTTCTGTGAAGCAATGATTACAGGTCCCGGTGAGAGAATTGTAATGCCAACGAATATTAAGTTTGAACTCAACTTTAGTATTGAGTATGAATCATTGGTGCCACATAATGCACTTCATGATGCAAGAGCGATTCGTGATTCTTATATGAAAAGAGAATATAAATGAGCCTTGATGTAAATTTGATGGTGGTGCAACCGGTGTCGATTTATTACAATAATATCACACACAATCTAGGTAAAATGGCCGGAGAGGTTAAACTCTCAAATGGCCTGTCACTGTATGATGTGATGTGGCGACCTGATGAGCACTCCTTGAAGTTTGCGAAAGATATATCCGAACTCCTGGATGAAGGATGGAATATTCTGCTATCTGACCCGGAACATTTTAAGACCTTTAACCCTGAGAATGGTTGGGGTTCATATGATGGTCTTCAGAATTTTGTATACAAGTATCGTAATGCATGTTTCGATAATCCTGATGCTGAACTGAGTATATCAAGATGAACAAAAAACCTAAACTATACATGCTGGTCGGTGTACCAGGTTCTGGAAAGTCCACTTGGGTGAAGAACCAAGAGTTTTGGATGAAAGATTGTGCGTACATTTCCACCGACAAGTATGTGGAAGAATGGGCTGAAAGTGTTGGTAAAACCTATACCGAAGTGTTTGAAGAATACATGCCCGTAGCCGTTACAAGGATGGCAGGTGCCGTGAATGCCGCACGTGATGTGGGAAAGGACATTATCTGGGACCAAACCTCTACCACTATTGCCACAAGGGCGAAGAAATTCCGAATGCTCCCGGAATATTATGCGATTGCTGTGGTTTTTCGGATCCCAGAGCCGGAAGAACTCCAGAAAAGGCTTGCCAGCCGACCTGGAAAAGTGATACCATCGGAGGTACTACAATCTATGATTGATAGGTGGGAAGAACCCACATTGGAAGAAGGCTTTAATGAAATTTGGAGAACATAATGACAGAAAAACTTGAAATTGATTGTGAAACGGCTGACCGTATTACTTTGTTGGCACTCAAAGACCACAGAAAATACCTTAAAAAGGAATTGAAACGCCACAGGAAGGGTGAATGGTTGCATCCAGAGGATGTTGTGTACAATACACAATTACTTGAAGCACTGGATGTTATTATTGATTATTATGGTGGTTAAATGAAAGAGCCAATCGTAAAATCTGATATCAATCGACACCTTCATGCCATGCTAGGCCGTTCCGAACTGGTTGATGGATGGTGGGATTCACCAAACAAGGCATTTGATGGTAAAACACCTAATGAGGTGTACCAAACTGGTGCGGAAGGTCGGCTGAGTGTTTATCAATACGTGATTGGTTGTTCCGATGAGCATTGGTGAAATGTTGTAAAAAAACAACAAAAGGCAATCTTTATGGTTGCCTTTTTTTTATATATGGTATATAATAGAGTTTTCAATAATTGGACCTAAAATGGCAAAACAACATAGTGTAACAGTAGCGTTGAATCGTACAATGAAACTTATTTCCACCAATATGCGGTATTTTAGGGAAAGAGTTGCTCTTGATACATCTTTTCAATCTGAAAGTCGATGGGAAGAAAAACAAGCCACAGCATATATGACCTCACTTATTACTGGTATGGCACCATCAAAAATTGTTGTTGCTAATATCAAAGAGTGTATGGACAAATGCATGGTAGAATCAAAAGATTATGAATACTACAATGATTGGCTTCAAAAAGGTTTTGAATGGATTTCCATTGACGGAAATAACCGTACTATCACAATCGACCAATATCTGAATGGTTCTGTTAAATTAAAGCATGGTCAATATCCATTGCCCAATGGTGTCGTTGATATCAATGATAAGAATGACACATACAAAAAGCATCCAAAAATTCTTTTAGATTTTATTGAAAGTAGTGTCGAGATTACTGTTGCTGAGTATGTTTCTGCCACACGTAATGATTTGTCCAATATTTTCATTAACGTGAATGATGGTGTTTCACTGAATGCACAAGAATTACGTAATGCACGTTTGGTGCCATTTGCTGGTTGGGTGCGTGACACTGTAAAGAAACATAAGAATGAATTCCGTAAAGTATTTACCACGGAAAAACAAGAGAAGCGCCGATTGATTGACGATTTTGTTGTTGGTCTTGCCATCTATTCTTCTTTTGGTGCTGAACATGGTGTTGCAAAATCTGATAAAGATAATGCATATGAAGATGATTCTGTTGTATCAAAACAAACTAAGAATGCAAGTTCTAGTATTGATTCGATGTGCAAGATTGTCAAGAAACATGCAACAACTGGATTTAAAGACCATTCGACAATGTTGAATTTCTATATGGTGATTGATTATCTCCGTAAAAACAATTTTGGTATTATCGATGACGCAAAACTATTTCAATGGTTTATGCGTACAGAGAATCGCCGCCTTGGAAGTAAAAAGATTCTGGTAGAATCTCCAAAATCAGGTGAACTCCGTACATATGCATCATGTTGCAATACAATGTCAAAGTTAGAATTAACGGCACGTTATAAAGCCATTATGGAAGACTTTGAAATTATTGAAAGCGGTATCGTAGCACAACGGGACTCTGAACGCCTTTTCACACCACAACAAAGGTATGAAGCATGGGCACGCCAAGCTGGTGTATGTCCAATAACTGGTGAACATATTCCAGAGGAGGAAATTAACGACCATGAAAAATGGGCGGCAGACCACATTGTTCCACACACCTTTGGTGGTCCATCCAAAGGTACCGATGGTACAAATAACTGCCAATTGGTTGCGAAGTCTGCCAATCTTAAAAAAGGTAGTAAAATGACACTCGGAGAAGTTCTGGTCTAAGTGTTGTACCAAAACAACAAAGGCAATCTTTATGGTTGCCTTTTTTTTGGTTTCTGGTATAATAGAGTCTTATTCAATGTGAAAGGCATGTAATGCGTACAAAACAACTGATTTGGGGTCTGAATAACACTCAGAAGTTCCGTGCTATCGTGAATGGTGTTGGCTTCATTATGAAGGTGAAAGACCTTGAAGATAAATTTGTGTTCACCACACAGAGGGTTGCAGTATGGAATGCATTGGCAACCTGTGCAAGAGAAAACGTTAGTGGTTTTGGTACCACATACACCTACTATGATGAAAAGATGGTGGCCACTAAGGTGGATATACAGGTGAACCTTCTTTGAAGGATGGACATACCTACTTATGCAACAAACAAGAATGGAAAGAGGTTAATATGGATATAAACTGGTACATGATTGTTGTCTCCATGCAACATGTCTACCAAAAAATGGTTGCCATCTGGCAAAAACTGTGATATAATAGAAACACCTTGTTATGGAGAACTTTATGAATCGTAATGCAAAAGCATTCGTCCAAGCCGCATCTGAGATTTTCGGTGAGAATGCAATTTTGAGCCGTGACCAAATTCAACGTGTCGTTGATGAACGGTCTGTTCCTTATCCCTTCTGGTTTGTCACTCGCCAAGAGTTTCGTTCTGGTCGTGGCCAATACCTTCTTCCTAATGCACCAAACGCCGTGTCATGTGATGTTGCAGTTGAAGAACCTGCCGTTGTCGAATTGACACAAACTGCCACTGTCCATGTTCTCCGTCAAAAGAAACTTGAAGACCATGCAGATACTTCTATCCCTGAAAAATACCAAGGCTATGTCCCCTTTGGTTTCTACAAAGACCTGACCTCCATTGTACTCTCACAGGAATTCTTCCCTGTGTTCATTACTGGTATGTCTGGTAATGGTAAGACACTCATGGTTGAACAAGTGTGTGCCACACTCAAACGTGAATGTATCCGTGTGAACATCTCCGTTGAGACTGATGAATCTGACCTGATTGGTGGTCCAACACTTATCGATGGTAACGTGGTGTACCGTGATGGTCCTGTGATGACTGCCATGAAACGTGGTGCAATTCTCTTGATTGACGAAGTTGACCGTGGTTCAAACAAACTGATGTGCCTTCAAGGTATTCTTGAAGGCAAACCTTACTTCAACAAAAAGTCTGGTGAATACATCTATCCAAAACGTGGCTTCAACGTTGTTGCAACTGCTAACACCAAAGGCCGTGGCTCTGAAGAGGGTCGTTACCTGTCACAGATTCTTGATGATGCGTTCCTTGAGCGTTTCAACATCACCGTTGAACAGGAATATCCTGAAGCCAAGGTTGAACTCAAGATTCTCAAACCATTGTTGAATGATGATGAGTTTGCCGAGAACCTTGTGAAGTGGGCTGACGTTATTCGTAAAACATTCGCCGAAGGTGGTGTTGATGAGATTGTCTCCACTCGCCGTTTGGTACACATTGCAAAGACTTATTCAATCTTCAAAGACCGTTCGAAGGCAATTCAACTCTGTGTGAATCGTTTTGACCAAGAAACCAAAGATTCGTTCCTTGACCTGTACTCGAAAGTTGATATCAAAGTGGCGGAGGCAAACACTGCACCTGTGATGCCGACCTCACCTGATGATGAAGTGCCATTCTAAACTGTGGTATTTTTCCAACAGAGTGGTTGCCACCAGACTGTCACTCTGTTACAATTGAATCTGGTAAACTTTTTCTCAAAGGATATATTATGCGTACTACCACTAAAATCAACCGTCACGAAAAAATTGCTTGCGTTATGCTCTCTGGCAAGCCTGTCTCTCCCGCTGAGATTGAGGCTTGCTTCAAAGGCAGTGACCAAGAAGGTGTTCTCTATCGCCTCTCCACAAACATCTACAACATCCGCAAAGATGGTGGAATTGTCCGTGTTTACAAAGATGGTCGAAAAGTGACTGCATATCAGTTGGTAAACTTTGACGAATTCTCTCCTGAAGGTCGTTATATCGGTAAAACTAAAACCGCACAAGTTGCCGTACAAGTAACCGAACAAGTTGCTGAGACTGTGTAATGGCAATCAATACTCCTAATTGGGGTATTGACCCATATACCGATATCAATTTCACATATAAAGATATTGATATAGACCACATGAATCATATCAAAAAGGTTTTGTTTGCAAAATTAAATTTATTGTTTTCTGGACTTCCAAGTGAATTGAGTGGCTTTCTACGTGACAAAGCAATTCTCACGGGTGGTGCAATTTCTTCACTCATGCATGATGAACCACCTAAAGACTATGATTTGTATCTACAGGACAAAAATGACATAATGTTCTTCAAACAATATGTCAATGACATGAATAAAGATTTTATTCAGGACGCCGATGAAAAATATGTTGAAGTGCAGGTCGAAGGTAAATTGGTGACTGCAAATGCCACCACATTTAAAAATGGCCTTCAAGTGATTACACTTGCTACTGCTGATTCACGAAGCACATTTGATTTTGTGCATTGTATGCCGTGGTATAAAATTTCAAGCCACACACTTTACATTTCGAAGAAGCAATACAATGCAATTCTAAACAAACAATTGATTAAGAATCCGCATAAAAATGCATTTGCACTTTCACATAAACGTATTGAAAAATACACTGCCAAAGGATGGAGTTTCCCTAAATGATTCGTATTATTTTTGCATTCATTGTGGTCTTTTTGATTTTCTTTTTCGGAATCAAAGTGTTCACCCAACTAAGTGGTAAAGAAAAGTGGGTTCTAACAAAACTATTTGCATATAGCATGGTCTGTGCTATAATCACTGTTGTGTTCCTTGCTTCTATTGTTGTTCTCTTTTAAAGGATTATTATGTCTCGCTTTCTGAAAATTTCTGTTATCGCCGCCGCTGTTGCTATGACTGCCGCATGTACCCGTATTGAAACGGGTGAGGTTGGTGTTCGTGTTGGCTTTGATAAACAAGTTCAATCTGGTGAATTGCTTCCAGGTTCTTTCAACCAAACTTTGATTGGTAATGTACTTACATTCCCCGTTAAGGATGTGAACGTGGTCTTGGAGAATATGACTCCAGTGGCTAAAGACAACTCTACCATGAAAGACTTTGATGCTGTAGTTGTTTACAACATCAATCCACAAACTGTTGCTGAATTGTACTCCACTAAGAATAAAAGTTTCCACGCTGAATTCAAGGGTGATACATATGTGATGTATAATTATGTTGTGCAAAATGCTCGTAATGCTATCTACAAAGCCGCTCGAAAGTATGAAGCATTGGACATGGCAGATGCCCGATCCGACATGGAGAACTTTATCAAGGACGAAATCGTTCGCAACTTGGCAGAAGAAAAGTTGGATGGTCCCATCACTATCAGCCAAGTTATGATTCGTAGCGTTGTACCTGCTGATTCTGTTGTTGCATCGGCTAACGATTTGGTTCGTTCAAAGAATGAATTCAAACAAAAGACTGTTGAAGTTGAAACTGCAAAGAAAGAAGCTGAACGTATTGCCGCTTTGAATTCAAATGCTGGTGCTATTCAATACATGGATGCTCAAACACGTATGACCCTTGCTGAAGCCGCTAAGATTCAAGCACAAGGTATCGCCGCCTTTAAGGGTAACACATTGGTGATTGGTGCTGGCGCTAACGTGAACGTAGGTAAATAATGAAACTCAAATGCGGACCAAAAGACTATTCCGGTAAAATGCAATGGCACGATTGGTTCGCATGGTTTCCTGTTACTGTGGCAAACAACGACTGTCGATGGCTTGAAACTGTTGACAGGCGTGGTAACATAGAGTACACTATGGATGGTCGTCCTTATTGGAACTTTGAATACAGAGCAAAAGGAATTTAAAATGGAATTTTTTCACTTCTATCTTGATGCATGGAAATTTTGTACAGACAATCACATTGATACAAACAATATTAAGCGCCAAGATTGGGCGACATGGGTGGTAGAAGTAGATGCGCCGGAGGAGATTTAAAATCAACAAAAGCAGGTCTGCCGTATCCAAAAGAATTGATAGATGGCTTGCTGAAATTGGAAGAGGTGAATCACGGAGTGGTTCCAGGAAAACTAGAAAAAAACATGTTATATGGGCTGGCATCAACAATATGTCTAAATTTAGAGCAAAAAGAATTGGTCACAAAACACCACCAAAAAGATTACTGTGGTGGAAAAATGAAGGTATACAAATGAATGATAATAACGGTGAAATTTTCTTAGGTGCAAATGATATTGCGGACCTGCTCATAAGCAAAATTTTAAAAGAGCGTTCTGAACGCCAACTTGAAACCTTTCAAACTAGGTTGAGCATGTATGCGACCAAAAAAGAATGGTTGGATTACATCGACACAATTCAGGATCTCCGCCGTTTTCAATATGAAAATGGAACCGGATATTTCTTTAATGATGATTCTTTGTCTTATTTGTTTTTCAACATTCACTCTACACACGTATCTGTTGAACTTGTGGGTGATGATGAATTTGTTGAGAAGTATGAAAAACAATTCGAAAATGATTTTGAGTTTGTAACGAACCAAATCGAATGGATCTATGCCGCTGATGGTTCTTCTATTGAGATTCCACTCCGCCATGACCGTATGCCAGTTGAAGAAATGTATCCGTTTCTTGAAGATCAAACACTCGCTGAATTCTATGACAACTTCATGCATTCATCTGCATCTATTCTGTTGTTGATTGGACCACCAGGTACTGGTAAGACTACATTCATTCGTGGTCTACTACAACACTCTGAAGCATCCGCTATTGTGTCTTATGATTCAAACGTGTTGGAAAAAGATTATGTGTTCGCCAACTTTATTGAAGGTGAAAAGAACGTTCTCGTTCTCGAAGATGCTGATATGTTCTTGAAAGCACGTGCTGAAGGTAACACAATGATGCACAAGTTTCTAAACGTTGGTGATGGTCTTGTGACTACACGAAACAAGAAACTCATTTTCTCAACAAACCTCCCATCTGTTCGTGATATCGATCCTGCACTGATTCGTCCAGGTCGTTGCTATGACATTATACACTTTGAAGAACTGACACAATCACAAGCTGAAAAGCTGGCAACAAAAGTTGGAACTAAATTGAATCGTGAACGTATATCATGGTCCATTGCCGATGTGTTTTTTGAACAAAACACAAACATGAAAAAGCCTGTAGAAAGAAAAATGGGGTTTATATGAGATATGAAATTTCTGATCAGTATCAACAATATCAATATTTTCTCGATGTTGAAGATATTCGTGAACTAAAACATGTAACACTTTCGATTAAATATCAAGGTGCTAAGTTTCCTGATGCCATCCAGTCTAAGGTTGAGTTTTTCCTGAACCCTGGTGAATGGAATCGACTGGTCGACACTCTGGCTAGCATTAAGTGACCTAGGCGCTCCAGGACGTTCCTGGTGCGTCTTTTTCTGTTGTTTTTTTGCAACAAACGTGAAATAACACTTGCCATTCTACTTGGTTTATGTTATAATATATTATGAACGCAAATTATTTTCGTATGTTAATCTCAGATGAGATTCGTGAAACTATCATGTGGTCCGGTCTCGCTGAAAATTTCCGTGATATCCGAACCAAAGAAGTTGATTCAAAAGGTAAAACCTTTTATCGCCTGAAAATGATTGAAGGTGAGATTTTGGTGTATTCACCGAAGGTCATCTATATCAATGGCCACAAAACCCATTCGGTACATGAGGCTAAACGGCACCTTCAATACAACTACATTGAAAAACTTTAGACATGGCATTCTATGGAATCCATGTTGCACTGCAACAAAAACTCCTATATAATCTAAGTAGTAACGCTAATGTAGATTACTATTTTTATTAACCCTCGCTAAATTTAGGAGAAAAAAATGTTCGCAACAGACACATTCATCGATACCGTCCAAGGTTCTAAAAAGTATTTTGTATCCGCTTTCATTACTGATGAAAAGATTCGCAAGCCATTAAATGCATTTGTTGATGCACAAACTGCATTCACAAAACAAATCTTCAAATCATTTACTGAAGTTTCGAAACATATAACAGACGAAGCTACAAATGCTGTTCAAAAAGCGGCTAAAGCTGTCTAAATAATTGGAGACAAACATGTCTTTAATTAAACAAACATTGGAAATGATTTGCGATTTTCTAACTGAATTTCGTAAGAATCCAAAGAATACAGGAATGTACTAAAATGCAAGAAAAAATTGAACAAGAATTTGATAAGATGATTGCTGAAATGCAAGCATTGGAAAAAAGAATTCAAGAATTGAATGTTAGTGGTATTCGTGTGAACGAAGAATTATCCGCAACAGTTGAAATTTTAAAGAATCAGATTGATGCCGTGACACCTAAATAAATCATCTGAAACAATTCTGGTTTTATTATGGACAATTTTGAGTTATTCCTGGAACAGGTAAAGATATATCAAGAAATCGAAGAACGCCGAAAAAAGAGGCTTTATGCCTTGACATTCGGCGTTTTTTGTTTTATAATGTCAGTTGGGTTTTATTTTTTTTATTGAGAGGTTATTATGTCTACATTCGTTGAAGTTAATTCGATTGCACCTAAAAACTGCAAACTCATTGTCAATCTTGACAATATCATTGAGATTGCTCCACTTGTTGCTGGTGGTTGTGTTCTTTATTTCTCCGCAATTGAAGCTGGCGGTCCACGTACCATGACGGTATCTGATGACTATAAAGCATTCATGCAATTTGCAATGCAAACAGTTTCTGCTGATGATATTGCGAAACGTTTTCCCAAAGCAAAGCCTAATATGTCAAACATCAAAGCACAAGAGGAAGGCAAGGGTGTTGAGTTTGATATTCCAAAATTATAAAATAAATGAATAATTTATTTTTAGGTATATTTGGATGGATCAAAGATGATTATCGTACTCATCCTATTCGGTTTGCTATTGAGTTGCTTGCTTGGGCTATTTCTATTGGCTGTTCGATCACCATGGCTCTTACTGTGCCTAACCCACCACTTTTGGCGTTATACCCTATCTGGATTATTGGTTGTTCTCTGTATGCTTGGGCTGCTTATACTAGGAAATCTTTTGGGATGCTTGCTAACTACATGTTACTTGTAACAATTGATTCAGTTGGTTTGATAAGAATGATTATGTGAGTTATATGTAGATGAAGTACAAACTTAATCAATATCTGAAATATTGGTGGAGCCTATGGGCAAAAGCGTTAGGTGAAAAAGCACATCCCAATGACCACAAAGCCGATAAGGTTGCCATCATACGCACTCTTATTGTATTATTGTATATCATCACAAATTTTTTTATTATTGCAGGCGTAATCCGCCATTGGTGAAAACATGAACATCTTTTATCTTGACCCACATCCAAAAACTTGTGCTGAGATGCATATCTCAAAACATGTTGTAAAAATGATTATTGAGTATGCACAACTTATGTCTACTGCACACCGTGTACTTGACGGTGAAGAATACATCGATGCATCATCTGGCCGTAAAATCAAACGCTGGCGCCTTGATGATGAACGTGAGCAACAGTTGATGAAAGCCTCACACATCAATCATCCTTCTGCTATCTGGTGCCGTGAAAATCTTGCAAACTATATGTGGCTCTACCGCATGTGGCTACACTTGCTAGAAGAATACACGTTTCGTTACGGTAAAATTCATGCATGTGCAAGGCTCAAAGATGCCCTCCGTTTTCCTCCAACCAAAATTGCAATCGGTGACTTCACTGAACCGACACCAGCGATGCCAAATGATATAAAAATTCCAGGTAATTCCTTGGCGTCTTATCACAACTACTACAATATTTCGAAGCGTGGCTTTGCAACATGGCAAGGCAAAATCAATTCACGCCCAACTCCAACATGGTATCAACAATGAGAAATACACAAACGGTGATGGCCGTACTTCAGGAAGAATGTGCAGAAGTGATTCAAGCTGTATCTAAAATCAATCGTTTTGGTATGCACGGTGAATGGCAAGGCGTCACAAATAGACAGTCACTTGTTACAGAGATTGGTGATGTTTTAGCAATTATCAAAGTATTGATGGAAGAAACCGATATAAATATCACTGAGAACGATTTAAATGTCGCCATTCAGGCCAAACTTAAAAAACTTGAAATATTTTTACCATATGATACTTGATAATTTTTTCCCATCTACGATTGGTCGAGAAGACCATCCAGAATGGGTTGATGTTCTTTTACCTAAAGTGAAGAACTATTTCGAAACACAACCATCGAATCAAGATTTTTATGCGAATGGTAAGACCACGCATAACATGAACTTAGATTTGCCTACGCATCCGGACTATGCCGAATTCTGTCAATTCATTATGGGTAAGGGTCGCAACTTTCTGGAACTACAAGGTTACGATCCAGGTCCAATCAAATTTAATCCATACTTCTTTTTGAATCATTTCAAAGAAGGTTCGGCACATCCAAAACATGTACACTCACAATGTACTATCTCAGGTATTTTCTACCTGCAAACACCACCAGGCTCCGCTGACATTAGGTTTTCACCTAATCAACCATTCAGAGATTTCTTTGATTACATGTTTCATGTAAAAGATCCAACCAACTGGTACGCATACAAACACTTTGATTACAAACCATATCCAGGTCTCTTGATGATGTGGCCTGCATGGCTTTACCATGAAGTGATGCCAAATCAATCCACCGATCCACGTATTTCAATTGTATTTAATTTATAATGCCTACCTACACATTCAAAAACTCAAACACAGGTGAAGTTGAGGAACATATTCTTAAACTATCCGAATACGATAAATTCAAAGAAGATAACACACATCTGGAGCGTTACTTTGCTTCGGAAGATTTGCCTAGGTTCTCCGATGCGGCTCGTATGAGCGTTCCAGGAACCAAGTCTTACGATTCTGCATTCGAGAAAGGGGTTATTCAACGTATTAAAGAGTCTGTCCCAGGAAACACGTTAGCAAAATCACACAAAACGAAAATGGGCAGGGAATGGTAATCAACTAACAACAAGGGGTATTAATGGCCAGTAGAAAATCTCCGGTACAAAAAAGAAATGATGTTATTAGTATGGATGAATATACACATACACATCAACCGGCAATAAACAATACACTAAAAATCAAATTAGATCATCTAAAAACGTTTGAGCCATTAACAGAAAATCAAAGGTTATTCTTTGATGCATACAAAAGAGGAGACTATTTCTTAGCACTCCATGGTGTAGCAGGCACCGGAAAAACATTCTGTGCATTGTATAAGGCACTAGAAGAAGTTCTCGATAAAAATAATCCATTTAAGAAAGTTATCATTGTTCGTTCTGCCGTACAAGGTCGGGAAATCGGTCACTTGCCAGGTGATGTAACGGAGAAAATGGAGATTTATCAACAACCATATGTTCAAATTTGTGATACACTTTTTGGTAGAAAAGATGGTTATCAAAGGTTGGCTGAACAAGGTTTTGTAGAATTCATCTCAACCTCATTCATTCGGGGTATGTCATTTGATGATGCAATTATTATTGTGGATGAAATGCAGAACATGACATTCGAGGAAATTGATACTGTAATGACACGTGTTGGTTACCGTTCAAAGATTATTTGGTGTGGTGATTACCGCCAAACAGACTTAAACAAGAAGAAGAATGATGTATCTGGTATTCTCAAATTCTTTGATGTTGCATATCACATGAAAGCATTTACAAAGATTGAATTTACTGTTGATGATATCGTCCGTAGTTCTCTCGTTAAAGATTACATTATTGCCAAACTTAAATATGAGGATGCAGAATGAGTACCGAACATGATAAAATCAAACACAGCAAACGCATTCATGCTGATGAAACGGCAATAAAAAAACAGGTGAAGATTGCAAAGTCTCATGGTATTGAAGTGAAAGAGCCACACAAGCTGGCGAAACACCATGCATTAGACTGTGGTCGACCTGGTTGTATCATGTGTGGAAATCCACGCAAAATTTGGAAAGAAGAAACGATACAAGAGAAACGTTTCAAACAGATTGAGGTTGAATTAGAATAATATGTTTACACATTGCCCACCAATGGTCCTTCCTGACCTAAAATCGGAAACACACTCTGACGGTAAACGTTATTACACCTCTCCGAGCGGTAAGCGTTTACCATCGGTCACGACCGTTGTTGGTGCAATGAAAAAGCAAGCCATCATGGAATGGCGGAATCGTGTTGGTGAAGTAGAAGCCAACCGAATTTCAAAACTTGCCACCGGTCGTGGAAATCGTGTGCATGATCTTGCAGAACGGTATCTAAAGAATGAAAAGATTGATTGGGTTCGTGAAATGCCTGATGCTGTGGAGATGTTTCGCACACTGATTCCACACATACAAAAAATCAATAATATACATTACATAGAACAAGCACTCTGGTCTGAACGCATCGGTCTGGCTGGTCGTGTTGACCTGATTGCTGAATGGGATGGTGTTCTATCGGTTATTGACTTTAAAACATCGAAAAAGATTAAGAAATCGGAAGACATTCAAGATTATTTTGCACAATGTACTGCATATTCTGGAATGTATGAGGAACATGTTGGTGTCTCCATTGACCAGATTGTGATTGTTATGGCTGTGGAAAATGAAAGTCCACTCATTTTTATTGAGAAAACTGATGACCACATCGGAACATTAGTGGAACATATTGATTTTTACCATAAAAACTCTTGACAACTAAATAAAGAACCTTTATAATAAAGGTTATGGTTGTATGAAGCAACTAGAAACGGATTCAAGACGCGGGGGCAGTGCCCGCCAGGTCCACCACAAGGATTTTATGTGGATGATACAGATAAACTAAAAGAGTTACAAGAAAACTTGGCCAAGGATCTAGTTCAACTAGAACAGAATAAATCAGTAACTGAAAATCAGTTAGATGATATAACCGAAATATACTCTAAAGTTTATGATATCGTTTCCAAAATAAAATCTTTATGATGGGCCTGACACAGGATCGATTGGGTCAAGAGTACAGAAGTGGACAACTCACCAGAGTAGGTGTAAAAACTAAATCAAAGTAAAAGCAAACGAAAGTCGCTTTTTGATGGCTGCTTGATAGCCATCTAGGGTTTTTGACAGTTTATCCTCGTAACAGAATTAAACTGTCTTTTTGGTATATTGATTGTTTGATGATTTACCCACTTTGGCCTTGGACATTTTCTGCAAAGTTTCTTTTGAGTAAATGTTCTTTTTGCCCTTATTCCAAGGTGATGAACCGGAAGGACGACCATTTTTTAGATTGTAGTATTTTTTACCGAATTCAGATTCTTTAATCATGCGAAGAAATCTAGCTTCCTCTTTTATAGCAGACTTCCTATCATTAAAGGTTTTGATTATTTTACGTTTGAAGTCGTTGGGTCTATATTGATGTTCTCCGTTAAACCAGCGTGATGAAGACACATAACTATCTGCTATGTCACCCTCATGCACACCAACATAGAACATTTTTCGGCTTTTGTCGAACCAGACGTATAAAAAGTATTGCATTATAATCCTCCAAGATATAATGTATTTAGCAAATGCGAACTTTCAAGAACGCATTTGCAGGGTTTCGGTTGGTTTCCTCGTAACAGAATAACCAACCACCACAACGAAAGGAAATAATGCAAAGTAAACCAATACTTTTAAGCATACTATTTTCCGCAGTCATTATAACGTTGTCAATGGTAAATATAAACTTATACAATTTACCATTCAAGGCCAGTTTTAGTTCTCTAGACAGAGAAACACAAAAACAAATAACATGCCTTGCCGACAATATTTATTTCGAAGCCGCACATGAACCTCTCAAAGGTAAGAAAGCTGTTGCTTTTGTCACCTTCAATAGAGTCATGTCTGGCAACTATGCTGATGATATTTGCGGAGTAGTTTATCAAAAAACCGGTAGTGTTTGTCAGTTCTCTTGGTATTGTGAAAGCAAACATACCAATAATCGCTTGACAATTAGAAGCACTTCATTGTATAATGAGATTCAACAGTTAGCTGTCAATATGGTTGTCAATTTTGAACGTTATGAAGACGTTACAAATGGTGCAACATATTACCATGCAGACTACGTGAATCCTCAATGGAATTTAAAAAGGATAGAGCAAATTGGAAGACACATCTTTTACAGAAGCAACAAAGACAAAATTGACAGAAACAAAGGAATCATCTAAGATGAATAAAGAAGTTATCACAGTAATCATTTGTATCACAGTAGCGATATGTTCTTCTATTGCCGCTTTTACAATTTACAATATCAATGATCGAAACAACATGGCAAAGAACATTGAATCGGCTATTCAAAAAGGAATTGATCCGATTTCAGTGAAATGTGCATATGAAACAAATACAAATGCAGTTTGTATTGCGTATTCAATGGGCAAAAAATAATGGCTACGAAAGAGGAGCAACGGAATTTCTCGGCCATCATCGAAGAAATCGTAAAGATTAAGAGAATTGGCTATATGGATGCGGTACTACTTCATTGTCAGGAGACCGGATTTGAAGTGGAGATTGCGGCAACACTCCTTACTACACCGCTGAAATCTAAAATTTCTGATGAAGCACAAGCCGCAAATATGATTAAGAAAGTGAATAAGTTGTTCATATGAATGAAGCCGGTGGGTTTGAAGCATATGCGTTGTTTCATGCATTGAAACTACATTTCACTTCAAAATATGATTATGTGAAGTATTCTGGTAAGACAAATGTAACCAAAGAACAATTCATGCTCCGTAAGGATAAGTTTCAATTCTATAAACTATCCCGAAAATACAAGCGTGATGAACTCTTTGGTTTCTTTGTCTCCAATATGCTAGTGAATCCGAAGATATGGGTGGGTGACCTCCTGTCCGAGGATGCCGAATCTGAGTACAAGGTGTGGCAAAAAACTCAACAATCTCTTTCCTATGTGTTCGAACAGGACCTCCACAGGCTGTTTGATTCGGTAAATAATCCGGAAGAATTACTGAAAGTGGTTGACGGGCAGTACCCCTTGTTGTATAATCTTTATATGCAAGGAAACACCACTAAAGAGACTTTAATTATCTTAAATGAGTTGTTAAACTTTTTGCCGATGTGGGTGAAAAAAATTGAAGATGACATTATCTTTCCAGAATTCGTAAAGAGTTGTGAGAAGTATAAACCATTTCTAAATTTTGATAAGCCTAAAATGCTTGATACACTCAAGAAAAACTTAAATCTGATCACAACATGATTGATACAATATACATTGATATGGATGGCGTCATTGCCGATTTCTCGAAACGTTACAAGGAAAAGTTCCGTGTAACACCAGAGGAAACACGGAGCAATAAAGAATTCAATGGTTACTTTAAAAAGTTCATTGATGATGCAGAATTCAGCACACTTGATTTGATGTCAGATGCGGAAGAACTGTTGCAGTTTTTGCATGAGTTGGATGTACACAAAGAAATTCTTTCGTCAACTGCACGACCTGAAAATCACGGAATGATTGCACCACAAAAACAAATGTGGTTGCTCAAGCACAACATTCACTATAAGGCAAACCTTGTTCCAGGTAAATCACTGAAATACAAGTACGCCACACCCAATTCCATAATCATCGATGACACTCAATCTGTTATTGATGATTGGAACAAAGCCGGCGGTATTGGTATTCTTCACACAGATGCCAAATCTACCATCGCAATCCTCAAGATGTATCTTTGAGTGTGCCTATATAATTCATACATTATGAAATATGTGGATAATTCGAAATACATTTAATACAACGTCATACAAGGAAAATACTATGTCTTCATTCGCAAATCTCAAGAGCAGTTCTAGTAACCTAGACAAACTCGCCAAGGCTATTGAAAAACTCAATTCAGCCGAAACTCCCACCAAAGATGACAATTTCTGGAAACCAGAAGTCGATAAAGTCGGCAATGGTTATGCAGTTATTCGTTTCTTGCCTCAGCCATCGGTTGATGGTGATGATGCACTCCCGTGGGTAAAAGTATTCAATCACGGTTTCCAGGGTCCTGGTGGCTGGTACATTGAAAACTCTCTTACAACCTTGAATCAAAAAGATCCAGTTTCTGAATACAACTCTCAGTTGTGGAACTCTGGCATCGAAGCAAACAAGGAAGTTGCACGTAAACAAAAGCGCCGTCTGTCTTACATTGCAAATATCTACGTTGTTGAAGATTCTAAGAATCCTCAGAATCAAGGTAAAGTGTTTCTGTACAAGTTTGGTAAGAAAATCTTTGATAAGATTAACGAAGCGATGAATCCTGCTTTCGAAGATGAAAAGCCACTCAACCCATTTGATATGTGGGAAGGTGCAAACTTCAAACTCAAGATTCGTAAAGTTGAGGGTTATCAGAACTATGATAAGTCTGAATTTGAGTCACCATCTGCATTGTTGAATGACGATGCAAAGCTAGAAGCTATCTGGAAGAAAGAATACTCACTCAAAGAGTTTCTGTTGCCAGAAAACTTTAAGTCTTATGATGAGTTGAAGGCTCGCCTAGACAAGGTTCTCGGCCTTGATGGTTCACCAGTAGTTGCTAAGACTACAGTTGAACAAGCTAAAGCAATGCCACGTAAGCCAGTGATGGCGGATGCCGGTATTGCCGAAGATGATGATGATTTGGCTTATTTCTCTAAGCTAGCCGAAGAATAAACCTATCGAATTCGATAGGTTTGAAGCCCGCCGTGTGCGGGCTTTTTTTATACTGGCGACATATAACCCTGCATCACATGTGCAAGTATCGGTGTCGTATCTCTCACTGTTGCGGTAGCAGGAATAGGCCTGTCAGGTAAATCAACTGAACTCGATGATGATGAAATAACAGGTGCAGCAGAGCCAGATGAACCAGAATCGTAACTTTGCAAATTCAAATTTTGATTTTCATCTACCGCTTCATTCATTCTATTTGAAACAGGTGCTGCTGGAACCGGTGTTACAGTTTCAGGTATTGGTATACTCTTTATACCCATAGGTTTCACACCAAAAGCCGCTTTGCCTCCAGTTTCCTGTTCTAATTGCCTTGCTCTGTAATCATCTAAAGCAGCAGTGCCCCGGCCGGCTTCGGCGGTAGATTCTTCTACACCAGAGAGTAAAGGCTTAGCCGTTGTTGTGACTTTTGGTGTACCATCTGGATTATGAGTTTTACCGAACTCTCTATCCCAATTTCTAGCTCTGTCTTGATTTTTTCCTCCTGTTGTGTCGGGTCTAGGTGGAACAGAAGGTAACTGTGTTTCTGTTCGTAGTGGAACTTTAAGACCTTTTTGTGAGGCAATTTCTTTAAGTGTAGTTTCTCCGCCAAGATTTTGTAATTCTTTGAATGAGATTTTACCTTCTGCAAAATCATCTAATGCTTTTTGTGCCTCGTCTGGACCTTCTGTTATTCTTTTAGCGAGAAAATCATATCCACCCATACCTTTAATGTCATACTCGGAACCCATCAATGCTGCCTGAGCCCTTTCTGGTGTAAGTACCTTAGTATTTGGCATAAAATCAGCTATTTTTTGTAATCCGTATGCTGCGGCTAAAACTGCACCTATAGTAAGAGTAAGTGGATTAATTAAAAACGGCACTAAAAGTTTCGCAAGAGATAATAGTTTTTTTGAATTTTTAAATAAATCAAATAAACCTCCACCATCTTCTTCTTCTTTTTTGCTAACCAATGTTGTTGTACTACCCAAAGAAGTATATTCTTTTAATACTTTTAAGAACTCATTGTGTCTGCGTTGTTCTTCAACTTTTTGTTCTTCGGTAAATTGTTTGGCGGTATCTTTTCTTTTCATATCATCTTCACGGGAACTCTGCATAAAGGCTAACATTCTGTTCAATACTTCAACAGCAGAACCGCCTAGCCCTCCACCCGGTGTGGACATTGATGATGGCATTTGTGTATAACCAGACCTCTTGTTCTTATCACCAGCAAAGTAATTAATATCAGACTGTTTACGTCCTGTAAGTCTACCGAGAATTGCAGGTGCAAGTCTACTACCACCTGTCATAAACTTTGCAATATTCATTGGATCAAATTTCTCTTTGATACCAGTTGCGCTTGCCTTGAACTTTGATGATATTGCACCAGAGAGTGAGGAGCCAATGCCTTTACCTGATGTTATATTATCAGTCATCATAGATGAAAGAGATTTACTTCTAATGTTGCTTGCTACTCTGTAATCCATTTTAGTTTCCTATTCTCGGATTTAATTCACCCAATGGTGCTGAAGGTGATTGTATAGTTTTTTGTTTATTTGTAGTGTTGTTTTGAATAATCACTGGAGAACCACTTGCTGAACCTTGTGACATATCTTTTTTCATGTTGGCATTTTTCATAGAAGAATCATTTAATGAAGATCCAACAGTAGTATCATTTGTTTGTAATTTTGCTTTTGATGCTCGGTCGGCATCTAGAGCCACACCAACTTCTTCAGGAGAATTGTGTGCTTTATTACCACCAATACCAGAATAATACGATGAACCCTTTTTTAATTCAACCCTCACCTCTTTTATTGATCCGTCTTTTTGTTTAATCTTATCTATTCTATATGTATCAAAGGGCACACCAACTGAAGCAAACTCTTTTGAAAGTTGTAAAATTGCCTCATTTCTTGCATCTATTCCATTAGTTTTACCTTCTATGTAATTTGATACTTTTTTACGATTTATATCAATTAATCCTTTAGAAAACAAATGATCTTGCACAGTAGGTGTTAAGTAAGTGGTATTTGGATCTATCTTTAATTGTTCTATGAGACCTCGCATAGTTTTAGGTATAATTTGATACCTGCCCACTGCAAATAAACGGTCTGGGTCATCGATTGGTAATTCTGATCTTCTAAGATATTCCGAAATTGTAATTTTACTAAAATCAACAGGTGCAATTGCTCCAAGAATTTTATTATCTTTTGTACCTCTATTGTAGGCATTATATTCATTACCAGCAAAAGATTTTCCAGCAGAAGCGGTGCTTTCATATTTGGCAATATTGGTAGCCAAGGCTTCTTTTCCAGCGAGAACGGCTGTCACGGCGGCCGCACCAGTAATTACTTTTGAAGCCGATGGTTGTGTGGTTGGTATGGGTTCTTGTTTTTTTGCCGTATCTGCGGCTTTTTTAGCATCAGCCGCATCCTTAATTCGTTTAGCATCAGCCGCATCTTTGGCTTTCTTGGCCGCATCAGCCGCATCTTTGGCTTTCTTGGCCGCACTGGCGGCATCAGCGGCATCCTTAGCCTTCTTGGCCGCACTGGCGGCATCAGCGGCATCCTTAGCCTTCTTGGCCGCACTGGCGGCATCAGCGGCATC